GAGAGGTCTTTTTGGATAAGAAAACCGTTTTAAATAATTATAAATGAATAAAATTTCACCATTACAAATTGTTGACCCCAAACATTGGTCTGGGTTGACACGAGAAAGTCACCTTGGTTGGCTCGGAATGCAGGAACCTGAAGTGATAAGCACTGTTATGAATAGGTTGTATGAACTTAATATAGGTACAGACAACTTTGTTGCTTTCATGAATAAACTGCCTACTGAGTGGATTAATGATGATGTTGTTTATCGTTGGTTCCTTCAGGGATCAGACGAAAGAAGCATTCCTCTTATTAGAGCTACAACAGATGCTGCTGGTGCAACTGCAGTTACAGATGCTGCTCAGGCAGGTATTGGCAGAGGTATGTTTTACATGTGGTTCCCCGAAAGGTATTTTGAAGCTACGTCACATATCGTAGGAGAAAAACCAGAAGTTTATCAGTTAAGAGTTACTGAAGATCCTGTACAAGTAGGTGCTGCTTGGAGGTACAAAGTTCAGCTTTTCACTGGTGATGATACTCTCTGGGTTCCTGCAGATGACCTTGGAAGAAATACTATGTGGTCGGAACTCTTCGGTATGGTAGAACAGGAACTCTCTAAGAGAGGTACTAGTGTTCATCATACTGCTCCTTACCAGATGGAGAATGTTCTCTCTATGATTCGTAAGAATTATGATGTCCCTGGTAATATGATTTCTAAAGGTAAGAATAAGCCTTTGGCATTTGCTTTTATAGATCAGAATGGTAAGACTCAAACTCGTTGGATTGATAAACTTGGTTGGGACTTTTATGTACAGTTTGAACGTGACAAAGCACGTCTTCTTGCCTATGGTAAATCTAATAAACTTACCGATGGTTCTTATGGACATGTAGGTGAGTCTGGTAATATAATTCGTTCAGGATTTGGAATGTATGATCAGATGGAATATGGTAATATTCTTTCTTATAGTACATTTGCTCTTGATATGCTTACCGACTTTGCTATGGACATGTCATATGGTAAAATACCTGAAGACATGCGTGAATTTGTTATTTCCACAGGTGAATATGGCGCATATCAGTTCCATAAGGATGCTGTCAACAAGGCTAATTCTATTACTTATCTGAATACTAATGTTAACATTAAGACAGATGGTGGTAAGCTTACCCTTGATGAAGGACAGTTCCTCAACTATGTTGGTGTTAATGGTATCAAATTTAAACTGACTATAGATCCTATGAAGGATGGTTATCCTAATACTCTTAGGCATCCTGATGGTGGTCTTGCTAGTTCAAGGGTATATGACATCTTTGACGTAGGTACAACTGGTGGAGTTTCTAATATCTCAAAGGTTAGTGTTAAGGATGAAGAAGAATTCTTTGGCTACATACCTGGACTTAGAGATCCATTCTCTCCGTATAACAACAGGACTGATCCGAGAATGATGGCTACTTCGGTAGATGGTTATTCAGTATTCAAGGGATTCATTGGTGGAATGAAAATCACCAATCCTAAGAAAACAGCTCGTATTATTCCCGCAATTCTTCGTTAAAAATAGGTGAGTAGGGGTATTGGAACTTTCTGATACCCCTATAATCACTAAATATTTTAAATATTAATTTAAAGATTACAGTAATGGCAATTAGTAAAGATGAAGCATTTAAGAAAGGTTATTTACAAAACAGAAAGGTCTATCTAAAACCAGTTGTACGAGGAGGTAAAATGATTACTTCTCCTAGTCATGTAGCATACTTTCAGTATGAAGGTGCTTCAAATTGGTTTCAATTACCTAAAAATAGTTTAGGTGCATTGGCAGATCCTTTTGATGGTAATACCGAAGAAAAAGAGTTTTTTGAAAAAGAACTTGATGTTGAACTTAATGTTAATAAGAAGAAGGATAATTTTTGGCACACCTTCTTTGTAAAGATAATAAAGGATTATAATCTCATGCATGATGGATATGTATTCAATCTTGCAGATCCTTTAGATAATCTAAGATATAGAGTGACTAAATTACAATCTATGATTGCCCCCTCTTGGGAAGAAAGACTTAGTAGGGGAGAATATAGGTTTGCTTTAGTAGATGAAGGATATGATGAAGAAGTAGAACAAAATTCAACTAATAAAGCTATAGAAGCTTATACCCATTTAGGTAGTATACAGAACTCCATTAAGGATATGAAAAACTTTCTTGGTGTATATTATCTGGAAAAGAAAGAGATGAAGTTTGTTCCTGAAGATGCTGATAAAGATTGGCTTCGTAAAGAGATTAGAAAAGTTATAGAAAATGAAATAGACTTATCACTTAAAATCATAAATGATCCTAGTGCTAAGATTAAAAATTTCATCCTGCAGGCTATAAGATGTGGAGCTATAACAAAAACAGCTAGAAATAAATATGACATACCTGGAGAAGGTGTCTCATATCAATATAATGAACTTGTAGATTATTTAACTAAGGCTGAAGAAATTAAGGCTGATATCTACCTTAAAATTGATGCCCAGATAAAAATGCAGAAATGACATTTGAACAAATGCAGGTAGAGGCTGAACTATTATATGAAAGTATTAATAGTGGAGGTGCTCCTGGATTTAATTATGAGGAGTGGGGTCAGTTTTTTACTATAGGCCAAAGAAGAATAGTTCTTAATATACTTAAAGAAGGTATAACTAAGAATACCTTTAATAGACTGGCTATAGAAAAATTAATTTTAAGAGATGATTATTCTGATTTTATAGCTGATAGTCATTTTAAAAATTCTGATGGATCTCCTGCTTGGATTTTAGATAATTCTACAGAAACATTTAACTCTCAGTTTTTCTGGATATTAGATGAATATGTAGATATAGGGGTCGGAGCTACTTTGGTTACTGATATACCAGTAAAACATATTACATATGATTTTTACAGGGTAAATAAAAGTAATCCATTTAGAGTACCAGACTCTGAAGAAGGTTATTGGATATTACAATATAGTGGAGATATCGATGTAGATAATCCTACAAGTATAGACAGTATTCTTCCAGTCATAATTACTGATGGGGAGCAAGTTACTGGATATCATATAGTAGGAGTTATACACCCAGATAATTATCCAATAGTTTCAGGAACCGTGTATCCTCTTGGAGGAACACATGCAAGTTGTTTAAATCCAAGTATTCATTCTAAAATAGTAGAAGAGGCTGTTGCTTTAGCGAGGATGTCGATAGTTGATCCGCAAGGATATCAACTAGCTTTAACAGATTTTAATAAATAGTTTGTTTAATTTAATATAGAATAAAATGGCTTTAGAGCATTTAACTAGTAAAAATTTTGTGGATCATCCTCCGTTTTTTACGGTATATGATTATTGGTACAACCTTCTTGTAGATGAGGTTAATGCAATTAACTCTACAGGAGTTGTAAATAATGATTTTCAGGGTGCACCACTATTAGCTCCTCCTCCTTCAACTACAATCTTCTTTGAGGATTTTGTTGATACATATGGCTGTATAGATCTAGCTCTTGCAAATGAGTCTGATCCAGCTGCAACATTTTCTGAAGTAGCAGATCGTGGTAAATGGTTAGTTACTATAGTAGATAGTGGAACTGGTAATACTGAAACTGTCATGGGTAAACCTGTAGATGGTTCTACAAGTGCTAATGCTCAAGGTGGTTGGGGAGAGTTTCGTACCTGTAATGCAGATGATGATGCCCTTTGTGCTCAACTTAATGGGGAGTCTTTTAAACTTGCTGCTAATAAGAAACTTTGGTTTGAAACTCAGTTTATAATTGAAGATGTTAGTGAAACAGAGCTTTTTATAGGACTTGCAGATACTGGAACTGAGCTTTATGGTGCTGCTGGTGTGGGAGTTAATAACCATGCTGGATTTATGCTTGATGGAGATGGTAATCTTGATTTTTCTCTTGATGAGGCTGGTACTCAATATAAACTTGATACTACTGTTGATTTTGTTGATGGATCAATGGCTACTCTTGCAACTTCCAATGTAAAGCATAAATGTGGATTTTATTGGGACGGTCTTGGGGTTATTAAGGTTTATGTAGATGGAGTATTAAAGGTTACTTTAACTGACGATGCTACCACAATATTAGTTCCTGATGGAACTTGCCTATCTCCTGGATTTACAATTCTTACACAAGGAAATACTGATGAAGCTATTTTCATAGATTATATCTATGTAGCCCAGGAAAGATAATATTTTGTTTAACTTAATAATATAAGAAAATGTCAATTTTTGAAGATTCTAACACACTAGTATTCGTATCAACGATTACTAATGGTTATGCAGATGCAGCTGCTTGGACGGCTGCTGCTCAGCCCTCTGGATCTGTAGCTTTTGTAAAAACGTCTGATAATACAGTGGAGGAAGGAGCACTTGTTGCTGGTACTGAGTATAGAGTGATAGGTAAGACTACTGCTGGAGTAATACAATATTCTCCTCCATTTACCACTACTACTCTTAAAAATGCAATGGGAATGGATCAGGAAGCCCTTGTAGAACAAGTAACTTATCTTGGATATAATGGTGTATCTGGCTCTATGGATGCTACAAGTGATACTTATTATGGTCTTGGAATAGTTCTTAATCATACCTTTGGGATGCTTAATAATAGTCCTCTCTTGCTTACTGTTCCTTATAAAAGTGATAGTACTGCTACTCAAAGTGAAGTTGCTGCAGGACTTGCTATTGAGGCAACTAATGTTCTTAAACGTCAAGCTTATAAACCTTTCAAAGTAGAAAGAATTAATTCTGGCGCACAACTTGTTGATCTTGATAACTTTGCTCTTGTTCATGGAAGTAAGTATTTTACTTCTGCCGATAATGATACTGCTTCTTTACTTGTAGGTTCAATCATAAGGGTTGAAGAACCTGAAAATGATGGAGATGCTGTTACTGATCCTTGCTATATTATAGTAGCACATGACTCCGGTGCAGCTGAGGCTCGTATTTATGAGCTCGATCAGCCTTTCCAAGGAGTAACTAATGCTGATCATGATCATGTAAGCACCATTACTGAAGGTGATTGGGGTCTTAAGTTTACTGGTATAAGTGTAGCTGATGCTGCTTTTGACCCGGTAACTGATGAACCTTTTGTTGCAAGTTTTGAACTTATGACAAGGGACTTTGAAACAGCCACTGTCACAAAATCTGTAAATCCTGTTATTGGTTCTGGAACTTATCAGCTTTGTTCAGCTCTTGAAGTTTATGCTCAGTTCCAAAGGAAAACTAAGGAGATTAGTGCTTATCCTCCTACAAGTAGACTGGTTCAGACAAGTGCAAGTAATCTTTATCATGTTTATTCTTTTGAAATTTGGGATGCAAAGTTTGTGGATGCTACCACAGGTATTAATCCTAAGTCCCCGACAAGAATAATTATCATAGAAGATGATGGATTGACTGAAGCATTTAACACTGTTTTAGGAGTAACACTGGTAAGTGCCGTTATTTAATTAACATAATTAATAGAATAAGTGAAGGGGTAGGTAGGAGATATCTACCCCTTTATTAATTCTTAATAGACTTACTATTATTTTCTTATAGTAAATTTTAACTAGGGAAGTTAGGATATGTAAAAATTAATTTTTATCTTTGTAAAAATTTTTAGTAATGGAGTACCCAATATTATTTACAAAGTGTATAAAAGTAGTATTAGATAATGAGGGTGGTTATGTTTGGCATCCTAATGATCCAGGTGGTGAAACTAATATGGGTATTGCTAAGCTTTTTTATCCAAATTTAGATATAAAAAATCTTACTAAAGAACAAGCTATTAATATTTATTTTAGAGATTATTGGAAAAACATGCATCTTGATAAAATCCATAATGATGATTTAGTATTACAAGTATTTGATTTTGGAATTAATGCAGGAACCAAAAGATCTATAAAAATATTACAAGGTATGGTAGGTGTAGATGTTGATGGAGTAATAGGCCCCGTAACATCTTATTTTGTTAATTATTACTCTGGTAATACGGTAGAAGAGTTTAAGGAAAAAAGAAGAGAATATTATAGAAGTTTAGTAGATAGAAGGCCTAGTATGAAGGTATTTCTTAATGGCTGGCTTCATAGAGTAAATAATACAAAATTTTAATATATG